GGAGTGAAGTAGATTCTACAATTTTTGAATGGATAGATGTAAAGTACAATGAATTCAAACGATCCGCGCAGAAAGAGGTCAACTACCTCGTCAAAGAGTTCGAGTGCCGTAAATCTGCAGACTCTTACTCTCGTGCTACTACTAGTAGGACTGGAGTTCTTGATACGGGCAAACTACACACTTATCGATACAATGAAGACTTGTTTAAAAAAGTCTCGGTAATTCCTGACGGCAAAAATCACGGACTCGTCTTTATTTTGGACTGGTCTGGATCTATGGCTGATATCATGCTTGATACTGTCAAGCAACTTTTTAATCTTGTTTGGTTTTGTAAAAAAGTAAACATTCCTTTTGATGTCTATGCTTTTACAAATGAGTATCCAAATCAGAAATATATTGATGATTCAAAGTCATCTTCAGAATATCGTCTTGGTGTATTTTCTATGGGTAGAATGTTTTCTCTGATGAATATTCTTACCAGTAAGACAAATTCTAGAGAACTTGAAAAACAAATGGAAACTATTTTCCGTATTGTTTATTCTTTCAGAACTTACATAGACTATCCAATTCCACTTGGTATGGGTTTGTCTGGAACTCCTCTGAATGAAAGTCTCATATGTTTGCATGAAATTTTGCCTAAGTTTAAAAAAGAAAATAAACTTCAGAAAGTTCAGTGTGTCATTTTGACTGATGGTGAGGGAGCACCTCTAAAAGTTTATAAGGAAGTTCAACGTCCTTGGGAAGAGGATAGTAGAATCTGTGAAATGTGGCCGTCTGAGAATTCTTTTCTTCGTGATCGTAAGATAGGTAATACTTATAAGTTGAATAGTACATATGATCACTATGCCAACTTTACAACTGTTTTACTTAACAATCTTCGTGATCGATTGACTGATGTGAACTTTATTGGCATTCGTATTCTTCCTCCCAGGGAAATTGGATCTTTTATCGGATACTCTAAGAATTTTTCTGAGAAAGAAGAACTCATCAAAACTTGGAAAAAAGAAAAATCAATTTCTTTGACTGATACTGGTTATCACAAATACTTTGGTATTTCTGCCACAGCAATTTCTAATAACTCTGAGTTCTCTGTTGATGATTCTGCCACAAAATCACAAATCAAGAATGCATTTGCAAAAAGTTTGAAGTCTAAAAAAATGAACAAGAAGATTCTAGGAGAGTTTGTAGAACTCATTGCATGATAAATATTTTTATAGTAATAGGTAAAAAAAATGTCTAGATTTGGAGATTTATTAGGTGGACAAAAACCAGCACCTGCTCCTACTCCTGCACCAGCAATTGAAAAAGAAAGACCAGATCTTGGTTTGGATGAAACTAAGTATGATGAACTAGTGGAGGAAGAGGTTGTTGAAACTATTTCTTATGAAAGTGATGTTTCACTTGATAATATGAGTAAGGCAGAACTTGAAGAATATGGTAGAGAATTGGGAATTGAACTTGACAGAAGGCATAGTAAGAAAAGGTTGATTGGTGAAATTGAGGAAGCACTGGACAATCTTTGAACTGTCCACCTGACACACAATTAACTCAAATTTGCCCTATAATAACTTCAGTTGAAACAAACACCCTACATCATGTCTCTGTCTTCTGATTACGTCCGTACCTCCCTTCAAGGACTTTACGGAGATTCAATTACAAGTGGTGATATTCGTGCTTGGTGTGCCATGAACAATGGCAATTATCAAACCGTTACTAAAAAACTTGATCAATATAAGATTGGTCGTGGTAAATGGAATCTTGAAGTCACTCAAGAAAAAGTAGAACAGATCGAAAAAAATTATCAGGCACCTGCTGCTCTTCCCTCTATCGAGCAAAATCTTATCCCACAAAAAGATGATACCTTCGTCAAGTTTGGTAATTTTGGTGATCTTAAAAAAATTATTCAGTCCCGTTTATTCTATCCGACGTTCATTACGGGTCTCTCTGGCAACGGCAAAACGTTCTCGGTTGAGCAAGCGTGTGCTCAATTGGGTAGAGAACTTATCCGTGTAAATATCACTATTGAAACTGATGAAGATGATCTTATTGGCGGTTTCCGCCTCGTTGATGGTGCAACCGTTTGGCACAATGGACCAGTCATTGAAGCACTCCAGAGAGGAGCTATCTTGCTTCTTGACGAGATCGACCTTGCCTCTAATAAAATTCTCTGTCTTCAAAGTATCCTTGAAGGAAATGGAGTCTTCCTTAAAAAAATTGGAAAGTTTATTCGTCCCAGTGCAGGTTTCAATGTCGTCGCAACCGCAAACACTAAAGGTAAAGGTTCAGATGATGGACGATTCATTGGAACTAACGTGCTCAACGAAGCCTTCCTTGAGCGTTTTCCCGTAACCTTTGAGCAATCTTATCCTGCTCCTGCAAGTGAAGCAAAGATTCTTTCCAAGATTTCTAATGGTCTTGGTATTGATGATGATAACTTTATTTCTCGTCTAGTTGATTGGGCAGACATCATTCGTAAGACTTTCTATGACGGAGGTATTGATGAAATTATCAGCACTCGTCGTCTGACTCATATTATCCGTGCTTACAGTATCTTTGGTGATAAGGCAAAGGCAATTCAAAGTTGCATCAATCGTTTTGATGATGAAACCAAACAATCTTTCATGGAACTCTATGATAAAGTAGATGCAGACTTTCAACTGCCCGTTGACGAGCAGGAGGTTGCCTGATATAATGGTTAATGCGTGGAGTCTACTTTATGATGAAATGGAAGAACTTATGATTACCCCAGCAGATGATAAAGACTGGGAAGATTTTTGGAGTGCCATTGAAAACAAATACGAATTTACTTTAACTATGAATCAAGATCCTAATCGTTGGAAATACAGTGAGGATGAGATCCTCAAGGAACTGCAGGATTATATTTCTGGCACATACAATGCTCATTACTCTGCTGGTGATGATAAAATTCAAACACTTGATCTGATTGAAGCATGTGGTGATGGTGAATCCTTCTGCCGTAGTAACATACTTAAGTATGCCTCTCGATATGACAAGAAGGGAACTGCCCGACGTGATATCATGAAGATCTTGCACTATGCTGTGCTTCTGATGCATTTTAATGACAAGAATGCAAAACGTGAAACCTACCCCCAATGAAACTTCGTCAAAAAACAATGAAACTGTCTGAAAAAACTTTGAATATCCTCAAGAACTTTTCTTCTATCAATCAATCGATTCTTGTAAAGCAGGGTAATCAACTTCGCACTATTTCTGTTGCCAAGAATATTCTTGCTGAGGCAGAAATTAAAGAAGATTTTCCTCGTGACTTTGCCATCTATGATCTTAATCAGTTTTTGAATGGTCTAAGTCTTCATCAGGATCCTGAGATGGATTTCTCTCCAGATTCTTATGTCACTATTCGTGAGGGTAAGCGTCGTGTAAAATATTTTTATGCGGATCCTAATGTAATTATTTCTCCCCCTGAAAAGGCAATTCAACTTCCGTCACGGGATGTTTGTTTTCAACTCGATAGTATCACACTTGAAAAGTTGCTGAAGGCAGCCGCAGTGTATCAACTTCCCGATCTTTGTGCCGTTGGTGAGGCAGGAGTAATCAAACTTGTTGTTCGTGACAAGAAGAATGATACTTCTAATGAATTTGCCATTGTAGTTGGTGAAACGGAATCTAAATTTTCGTTCAACTTTAAGGTGGAAAATATCAAGATTATTCCTGGTGCCTATGATGTTATTGTGTCGTCTAAATTGTTGTCACAATTTACAAACTCTACTCATGATTTGAAGTATTATATTGCTCTGGAACCTGATTCTACATTTGGATGAGACACATTCTTTTTACATTGAAAGGATGTCCGTTTGGACTTTTGGATGATGAGGCACACATTCGTAATGTTCTTGCAAATGCCGCCCAATTATCTGAGAGTACCTTATTAGACATTTCTTCCCACAAGTTCAGTCCTTGTGGGGTGACTGCCATAGCACTTCTTGCTGAGAGTCATATTAGTATTCATACATGGCCTGAAAATGGTATGGCAGTGTGTGATGTTTTTACATGTGGAGAGCATACAAATCCTAGATCTGGTGCTACCTACATGTATGAGGCAATGGGTGCCACAGATATAGTATCTGAAATCTTTAATCGACCTTTAGAATGAATATTTTTGCCACAGAGCAGTGCCCAAAAAATTCTGCAATGGTATTACCTGACAAACATATTGTCAAAATGCCTCTGGAATCTTGTCAAATGCTTTCTATCATTTTTTCAAAATGGTATTATGATTGGGGCACTATTCCAAAAGCAGATGGAACTCCATACGCCACAAAAAAAGGTGCTTTTCGTAATCACCCATCAACTAAATGGGTTGCAGAAAATCTTTATAATACGGCATGGTTGATTCAACATGGTTGTGCATTATCAAGTGAATATCATCATCGATATGGTAAAATTCATACTTGTGCTCATACTTTATTTGAAGCTAAAAAACTTTTCCATCGTAAGACAGACTTGGCAATTACTTGCCATACACAGGCAAAAGATTTCTCCCGTGCCATGCCTGACGAATGGAAATTTGATGATACAATAGATACTTTCACTGCCTACAAACGGTATATTGCATCTAAACCATGGGTGAAGGATAATTATCTTCGCAAACCTGAACGTAAACCTGATTGGATTTGATTATGAGTGATTTTATTTGGGTCGAGAAATATCGACCAAAAACAATTGAAGAGTGCATACTTCCTGACAATACCAAAAAAACTTTTCAATCTTTCCTAGATAAAGGAGAGATTCCTAATATGCTTCTGGCAGGTCCTCCAGGAATTGGAAAGACGACAGTAGCAAAGGCACTATGCAATCAACTGGGGGTAGATTATTATGTCATCAATGGATCCGATGAGGGACGTTTTCTCGATACGGTCAGAAACAATGCGAAATCTTTCGCTTCGACCGTCTCGCTTTCTTCAGATGCAAAACACAAAGTCATCATTATTGATGAAGCAGATAACACGTCCAATGATGTACAACTCCTCTTACGGGCGTTTATTGAGGAGTTTGCTGGTAACTGTCGATTCATCTTCACCTGTAACTACAAAAACAAAATCCTCGAACCACTTCATTCCCGTTGCACAGTGGTTGAATTCGGAATTAGGGGAAGAGATCGTCAAACCATTGCCGCTCAATTCTTCAAAAGAATTCAAGAAATCTTGGGTGCAGAAGGTGTTGAATATGATAACAAGGTCCTGGTAGAACTTATTAATAAACACTTTCCTGATTGGAGACGTGTTTTGAATGAATGTCAAAGATATTCTGTTAGTGGAAAAATTGATTCTGGTATTCTTGCCACGTTCTCTGATGTTGCAGTAAATGAACTTATTAAAGACCTTAAAAACAAAAATTTCTCAGAAGTCCGAAAGTGGATCGTTTCTAATTTGGACAATGATACTAGCGTTCTTCTTAGGAGGATTTATGATTCTCTTTATGATTCGTTGGTTCCTGGTAGTATTCCTGCTGCTGTGCTTGTTCTCGCTAAGTATCAGTATCAGGGAGCGTTCGTTGCGGATCAGGAGATAAATATGCTTGCATGTCTTACTGAAATCATGGTGGAGTGTGAATTCAAATGAAATTTTTTATACCTAACATAAAGTTGTTTAAAGATTCATTGAATCTTAATAAGTGGCCGGTGAATTGGTCCGATCCCAAAAAAGATGAAGAGAAGGAAAAAAAAGAACGCATCAAAAAATTATATCCCGATAAAAAGTTCTAATGAAAAAGAAAATTGATAAGATTATTGATAAGTCTTTGAGATTTCATCATCGAGATATTCATGAAGAATTCTCTGAAATGAAACTTAGAGCACAAGTAAAATCTAAGTGGTATTATATTTTTTGGGGTATTGCAACTATCTCAGTAATATCAGGGCAACTTTATGTTGGAAGTGGATATCGTTTGCTTTATGGTAGTATGCAAGAACTACTTCAAAAGGTTGATGGAGTTCTTCTTCATACTACTCCTGATAGAGGACCTAATTTTTTATGAAATCTTTGAAAACACCACTTAGATATCCTGGTGGTAAGTCCCGTGCTTGCATTAAGATGGACCCATTTTTTCCTGACCTTCGTGATTATAAGGAGTATCGCGAACCATTCTTAGGTGGTGGTAGCGTAGCGATACATATTACAAAGAAGTATCCTCATCTGGATATCTGGGTCAATGATCTGTATGAACCACTCTATAACTTCTGGAGAGTTCTGCAGGACGACGGTCGTGCTCTCTATGAAAGACTGCAAGATCTCAAATCCAGACACTCTAGTGAAGAATCTGCAAGAGAATTATTTTTAGAATCAAAGAATATTGTCAATGCTTACACTGAATCGAATCTATCTCGCGCTAGTAGTTTTTATATTGTTAATAAGTGTAGTTTTAGTGGACTCACAGAGTCCTCATCCTTCAGTAGACAAGCAAGTGTCTCTAACTTCTCAATGCGAGGAATCGAAAAACTCCCAGGATATACTAAAATAATTCAGAACTGGAAGATTACTAACTGGTCATATGAGTCACTTCTTACTGATCGCAAAGACGTGTTTACATATCTAGATCCTCCATATGATATCAAAGATAATCTCTATGGGAAGAAGGGAAGTATGCACAATGGATTCAACCACGATGACTTTGCTTCTGATTGTGATAGATACATTGGACATCAACTTGTATCTTATAACTCTTCCAATCTTGTCAAGGAAAGATTTGATGGATGGAATGCAGGTGAGTTTGATTTAACTTACACCATGCGATCTGTGGGTGAGTATATGCGTGAGCAAAAAGGACGTAAAGAACTTTTACTTTATAATTATGGAATTAAAGGACTGGCTTAACTCAATCAACTTCACTAAAGAGGACCTCCGTGAGAACATTAGTTCTTACCCTCCATATATCGTTAATCGTTGTCTGTCTGGGCACCTTGATTGTGTCATGTTCGCCAATGAGATGAACATGCATAACTTTCTTGATAAAGATATGCAATATTCTTTTTATCTAAATACTTTGAGGAAAAGAAAGAGATTCTCTCCCTGGCTCCGAAAGGAAAAAGTCACGGACCTAGAATGTATCAAAAAGTATTATGGATACAGTAATGAAAAAGCATCTCAAGCTTTAAAAATCCTGACACAAGAACAGATTAACTTTATTAAACAACGACTTGACACTGGAGGAATGAAATGAGTGCTACGGTTGAACCTACGGTACAGTGGTCCCAAGATCAAATGGTTGAGGTGCTCCTTAATGAACCAGATGACTTTTTGAAGGTACGTGAGACTTTGACTCGTATTGGAGTTGCTTCACGGAAGGAAAAGAAACTCTACCAGTCCTGTCATATCCTCCATAAGCAAGGAAGATACTTTATCGTCCACTTTAAAGAACTGTTTGCGCTTGATGGAAAGCACGCAAACCTCACTATGAACGACGTACAGCGCCGTAATCGCATCGCCCGTCTCTTATCCGACTGGGGTCTGATTAGCGTCGTCAAGGAGGATTCTGTGACCGATATCGCCCCTCTGAACCAGATCAAGGTGCTTGCATATAAAGATAAGTCTGACTGGGTTCTGGAGCAGAA